GAGTTTGGTTCACCTCAATCATATTTTACTCAGTACAATATTGATACCGAACGAGTATTACATACACCTATTGCTAATGTAGAAGAGTTGAAGTTTGATCTAATCTCGCAGCTTGAAGCCATCGAGCGTGGTGATAAGGTAATCGTAGTCATTGACTCTGTTGGTAACTTAGCATCGAAGAAAGAACTCGATGATGCTATCAATGAAAAGTCTGTTGCAGATATGTCACGTGCCAAATCTTTGAAAGGTTTGTTCCGTATGACTACACCATATTTGAACATGAAAGACATCCCGCTAATCGCAGTCAATCATACGTATATGGAGATTGGCTTGTTTCCAAAAGCTGTCGTATCTGGTGGCACAGGTATCTACTATTCAGCCGATAACATTTGGATCATTGGTCGTCAACAAGATAAAGTTGGTACAGAAATCAAAGGCTATCACTTCGTAATTAATGTGGAGAAATCACGCTATGTTAAAGAAAAGTCCAAAATACCTATTTCTGTTTCTTGGGATGGTGGTGTCTCCACTAATAGTGGTATGCTGGATATTGCTCTCGATGGTAATTATGTCGCTAAGCCTTCTAACGGCTGGTATTGTCGTGTCGACCGTGATACTGGAGAGTTGGTGGAACCAAAGGTTCGAGAAAAAGAAACACTCACAGATGAGTTCTGGTTACCCATCTTACGGGATACGGACTTCAAAGAATACGTCAAAAACAAATTCATGATTGGCGGAAACATTTCAAATGAGCTAGATATCGATGAAGCATAAAGAAAATGAAACTTATCAATTAGTACCTGATACAGCACACGATCAAGACTGGAACGTACGAATCCTTGAGGGCATGTATAATGAGACTGTCCTTAAGATTGGTGGTATTGCTTTCAATGAAATTGAAGAGCACTTATCATTTGATTTCCATGTCGTTCAATCTCCTGACACAGAACTAAATGAAGAAGATGAAGAATTGCAAGATTTTGTAGCTGGATTATTAGAACATATCATTACAGTAGCTATTGAAAAAGATGAGCTAGTAATGAAAGAAAGAGAAAAAGAATGAAGATATTGGTCTTTGGTCTCCCAGGCGCTGGTAAGACATGGCTCGCCGAGAGATTGCAAAAACATATTCCTAACTGCGCATGGTTCAACGCAGATAGGATTCGCGAGATGGCTGACGATTGGGACTTTACTCCTGAAGGTCGCCTTCGTCAAGCCACTCGTATGAAGAACATTGCTGACTATGAATCAGCAAATGATCGTTATGTAATATCGGATTTTGTTTGTCCTACTCGACATACACGTGATCTATTTGATGCAGATATTACTATTTGGGTTGATACGATCTCTGAAGGTCGATTCGAAGACACTAACAAGATGTTTGAGATACCTGCAATGTTTGATTATCATGTTAATCATTGGTACTCAGATGATGAGATAAAGTCGTTAGCAGAGCACATCATTGAAGTAGAGGAATTTAAGAAGAATGTTTGATTTTCAGAACCCAACCGTACAAATGCTAGGTCGTTGGCAGCCATGGCATGACGGCCATCAAGAACTCTTTAAACGTTGTCATGCTATGACTGGTCAAGTTTGTATCATGATTCGTCAGGTACCAGAGAAACGCGAAGCAAATTCTCGTGTACCAGGACAGGATGATAATCCATTTGATCTTGCGACGGTACAGCAAAGTATTATCGATGGATTAGCAAAAGACGGGTTTACAATTCAGCAAGATTATGTTATAATGGTGGTACCAAACATTGTTGACATCTCGTATGGTCGAGGTGTTGGTTATACATTCACCGAGCATGATCTTGGTAAAGATATCCATGAGATATCAGCCACTAAGATTCGTGCACAGATGAGAGAAGAAGGTAAACTTGCAGACAAATCTTGAACAGACGATCTTACGAAATATCCTGACTGATGAAGACTATATGCGTAAAGTATTACCTTTCATCAAGCCAGATTATTTCGAAGGTATCTATCGTATATTATTTAAAGAAGCTGGTAAGTTTGTTGGCAAGTACAACAGACTACCAACTGCTGAGTCATTTAAGATCGAGCTTGATCAAGCCGATCGTTTGACTGGTGAAAACTA